AGCCTTTGACGGCGATGCTTTAGACCAACTGTTAATGGACTTAGAACAAGAACCATACGGACTTGATCTAGAAACAAAATACAGTCAAGCAGTCAATGTTCCACAATACGAAATAGTCGGTGATGAACCAAACATATCTGAACTAGTAGATAAGACAAAAGCAACCACTCTAAAAAACGAAATACTTAAAGCCAATCTTCCAAAGAATCTTGAAGAGTTCTTGCTTACAGCAGCAGCAAGACACCTCGTATTCAACTACAGCAAAATCGCTGAGTTCTACCCACACCAAACACCCGAAGTGCAACGCTTAATGGAAGATTCAGTGCTTGTAATTATTGACTTGAATGATGCGATAGCGAATGGGTATGCTGTGTTCGCTAACAAAATAACAGATCTACTAAATGACGAGTCGGAATAAACAGAGAGGACAGATATGATTATTGGAATAACTGGTGGTTCAGGATTTATTGGCTCATATGTATGTGATGAACTAATCAAAAGAGGTCACACACCTTTTGTATTAGATCATAAAGGCAGAGTTAAACACGGACTGTTAGGTGATGTTCGTGATGCAACAATTGTTATGGAACTTGCAGCCCATGTAGATGCAATCATTCATCTTGCAGCAGTATTAGGAACTTCAGAAACAATAGATGCACCACACGCCGCAGCAGAAACAAACATCATAGGAACTATCAATGTCTTTGAGTCAGCAACCCGTTACGGTATCCCTGTTGTGTTTGCTGCTGTTGGCAACGCAAATATTGGTCGTGGAACTTATTGCATTACAAAGTCTTGCGGTGAACGCTTTGTAAATATGTACCGTGAAGATCGTGGGCTTCAGGTTGCCTCAATTAGACCGATGAACGCTTATGGTCCGAAACAATCTGTTCCAGCACCTTACGGTTCTGCGAAGGTTAGAAAAATAGTGCCATCATTTATATGTTCAGCACTTGCTAAAGATCCGATGCGTTTGTATGGTGGCGGAACACAGATCAGCGACTCTGTATTTGTTGGTGATGTTGCAAATGTATTTGTTACAACACTTGAGCGATTATTTGATGGATTTACCCCAGATCACCCGATTGATGTAGGAAATGTCAAACCCTCTAGTGTTTTGGAAGTAGCACAAGAAGTAGCAAAAAATATTGACGGAGCAAACATAGAGGCTGTGCCTATGAGAGCAGGAGAACCGCACGGAGGAGCAATACAAACCAATAGTGACCTACTTAAAATTGTTGAAGCAGTATGCGAAGCGAACCCTTTGTTACGCCGTATAGATGTACAAAGAACATTACGAGAACTAGGCACAGTCGTATCAGCAGATATCAACACCCTAAAAGCAATTGAAGTAGATCCAAACTTGTTTGTTTCACTTGCCGAAGGAATCAAACGCACAGTTAATTGGTATCGGGAAAACGAAAACAAAGTTTGGTGGAATCCAAACAAAATATGAACACATATAAATCTGCTGTTTTAATTCTGACTAACGGCAGACCAAACTCTGTCTATACCTTTAACAGTCTAAAGCGTTGTGGATACACAGGCAAGATCTATTTACTTGTAGATGACGAAGATACGACAGCAGATGAATATATAAAAAACTTCGGCAAGAGCAATATCATACGATTCAACAAAGAAGAAATAGCAAAAACCTTTGACACTTGTGACACACAACAGAACCGTCAAGCAAGTGTCTACGCACGCAATGCTTCGTTTGATATAGCAAAACAATTAGGCTTGGACTACTTCATACAATTAGATGATGACTACACCTCATTTATGTTTAGGTGGGCAGAAGACAAAACACTCAAGCATCACGAAATAAAAAACATAAATAAAGTATTTGCTGCGATGATTGAGTTCATAGAAAACACAGGGTCAGACACACTTGCTATGGCACAAGGAGGCGACTTTATAGGAGGAGCAGAAGGCGGAACAGCAACCAAGCCACTGCTACGCAAAGCAATGAATTCATTTGTATTCAAAACCAATAACGATTTAAGGTTTAGAGGCAGAATGAATGAAGATGTGAACACCTATGTGACTGAAGGAATGAAAGGCAGATTGATGTTTACTACGACTGCTTTAATGCTGACTCAACGCCCTACACAGGGAACGGCTGGAGGAATGACAGAAGCATATACAGAAACAGGAACTTATATGAAATCTATGTACACCGTAATGCTTGCGCCTTCTTGTGTTACCGTGAGACCAATGGGTTTAACTAACTCACGACTACATCACCTAGTTCGCTGGAACAACACCGTGCCAAAGATAATCAACGAACGCTATCGCAAACCAGTTAATGCCAATCAATAGACCCTGCCTTAACTGTAGAACCCTCACAACTAACGCAACACGCTGCACAAGATGCCAAACCCTCTGGAACAAACAACACCCCAAACCAGACAGACCCCACTACAAAGGCGACTACCGCAAACGAGCAAAACAAATCAGAGAAACAGCAACAGCCTGCTGGATATGTGGCGAAGGCAAAAGACCTAACGACCCATTCACAGCAGACCACCTACTACCTAGCGACCCAAACTCACCTCTTGCAGCAGCACACAGATCTTGTAATTCACGCAGACAAAACAAACCCGTCACATCAAATTAAATATATATATATATATATTTAATTTGATGTGACGGGTTTGTTTTGTCTGCGTGAATTACAAGATCTGTGTGCTGCTGCAAGAGGTGAGTTTGGGTCGCTAGGTAGTAGGTGGTCTGCTGTGAATGGGTCGTTAGGTCTTTTGCCTTCGCCACATATCCAGCAGGCTGTTGCTGTTTCTCTGATTTGTTTTGCTCGTTTGCGGTAGTCGCCTTTGTAGTGGGGTCTGTCTGGTTTGGGGTGTTGTTTGTTCCAGAGGGTTTGGCATCTTGTGCAGCGTGTTGCGTTAGTTGTGAGGGTTCTACAGTTAAGGCAGGGTCTATTGATTGGCATTAACTGGTTTGCGATAGCGTTCGTTGATTATCTTTGGCACGGTGTTGTTCCAGCGAACTAGGTGATGTAGTCGTGAGTTAGTTAAACCCATTGGTCTCACGGTAACACAAGAAGGCGCAAGCATTACGGTGTACATAGATTTCATATAAGTTCCTGTTTCTGTATATGCTTCTGTCATTCCTCCAGCCGTTCCCTGTGTAGGGCGTTGAGTCAGCATTAAAGCAGTCGTAGTAAACATCAATCTGCCTTTCATTCCTTCAGTCACATAGGTGTTCACATCTTCATTCATTCTGCCTCTAAACCTTAAATCGTTATTGGTTTTGAATACAAATGAATTCATTGCTTTGCGTAGCAGTGGCTTGGTTGCTGTTCCGCCTTCTGCTCCTCCTATAAAGTCGCCTCCTTGTGCCATAGCAAGTGTGTCTGACCCTGTGTTTTCTATGAACTCAATCATCGCAGCAAATACTTTATTTATGTTTTTTATTTCGTGATGCTTGAGTGTTTTGTCTTCTGCCCACCTAAACATAAATGAGGTGTAGTCATCATCTAATTGTATGAAGTAGTCCAAGCCTAATTGTTTTGCTATATCAAACGAAGCATTGCGTGCGTAGACACTTGCTTGACGGTTCTGTTGTGTGTCACAAGTGTCAAAGGTTTTTGCTATTTCTTCTTTGTTGAATCGTATGATATTGCTCTTGCCGAAGTTTTTTATATATTCATCTGCTGTCGTATCTTCGTCATCTACAAGTAAATAGATCTTGCCTGTGTATCCACAACGCTTTAGACTGTTAAAGGTATAGACAGAGTTTGGTCTGCCGTTAGTCAGAATTAAAACAGCAGATTTATATGTGTTCATATTTTGTTTGGATTCCACCAAACTTTGTTTTCGTTTTCCCGATACCAATTAACTGTGCGTTTGATTCCTTCGGCAAGTGAAACAAACAAGTTTGGATCTACTTCAATTGCTTTTAGGGTGTTGATATCTGCTGATACGACTGTGCCTAGTTCTCGTAATGTTCTTTGTACATCTATACGGCGTAACAAAGGGTTCGCTTCGCATACTGCTTCAACAATTTTAAGTAGGTCACTATTGGTTTGTATTGCTCCTCCGTGCGGTTCTCCTGCTCTCATAGGCACAGCCTCTATGTTTGCTCCGTCAATATTTTTTGCTACTTCTTGTGCTACTTCCAAAACACTAGAGGGTTTGACATTTCCTACATCAATCGGGTGATCTGGGGTAAATCCATCAAATAATCGCTCAAGTGTTGTAACAAATACATTTGCAACATCACCAACAAATACAGAGTCGCTGATCTGTGTTCCGCCACCATACAAACGCATCGGATCTTTAGCAAGTGCTGAACATATAAATGATGGCACTATTTTTCTAACCTTCGCAGAACCGTAAGGTGCTGGAACAGATTGTTTCGGACCATAAGCGTTCATCGGTCTAATTGAGGCAACCTGAAGCCCACGATCTTCACGGTACATATTTACAAAGCGTTCACCGCAAGACTTTGTAATGCAATAAGTTCCACGACCAATATTTGCGTTGCCAACAGCAGCAAACACAACAGGGATACCGTAACGGGTTGCTGACTCAAAGACATTGATAGTTCCTATGATGTTTGTTTCTGCTGCGGCGTGTGGTGCATCTATTGTTTCTGAAGTTCCTAATACTGCTGCAAGATGAATGATTGCATCTACATGGGCTGCAAGTTCCATAACAATTGTTGCATCACGAACATCACCTAACAGTCCGTGTTTAACTCTGCCTTTATGATCTAATACAAAAGGTGTGTGACCTCTTTTGATTAGTTCATCACATACATATGAGCCAATAAATCCTGAACCACCAGTTATTCCAATAATCATATCTGTCCTCTCTGTTTATTCCGACTCGTCATTTAGTAGATCTGTTATTTTGTTAGCGAACACAGCATACCCATTCGCTATCGCATCATTCAAGTCAATAATTACAAGCACTGAATCTTCCATTAAGCGTTGCACTTCGGGTGTTTGGTGTGGGTAGAACTCAGCGATTTTGCTGTAGTTGAATACGAGGTGTCTTGCTGCTGCTGTAAGCAAGAACTCTTCAAGATTCTTTGGAAGATTGGCTTTAAGTATTTCGTTTTTTAGAGTGGTTGCTTTTGTCTTATCTACTAGTTCAGATATGTTTGGTTCATCACCGACTATTTCGTATTGTGGAACATTGACTGCTTGACTGTATTTTGTTTCTAGATCAAGTCCGTATGGTTCTTGTTCTAAGTCCATTAACAGTTGGTCTAAAGCATCGCCGTCAAAGGCT